AAAAAATATTGCGGAACTTATATATATTGAGATATCTAATGATTTTATTGCTGCAAATTTTCAATATTCATCTGTTTTAGATATTAGTCCAATGAGAGACTCTGATTATCAAGATTATCAAGAATTAGATTTTGATAGAATTAAAGAAATATCTCTAGAACGAGCGGATCTTATTGAATAATATATTATGACTTTATTAAGAAAAACAATAAGAGCTTTGATAGAGGTTCCAATTAGAGACTTTGATGTCATCGGTAATAAGATAGAACCTGAAAAGCCTGGAACCTTTGCTAAGAAAGATAGAAAACTTTTATCTAACCCTAAAGCTATTGAAAAGATAAAAAGGCAATGGGATAAGACAGAGTATATTTTTGATATGTATCTTCTAAATGTCCCACAACTAAATAAAACTGATTTTAGAGAATATGGAATGGCAGATTCTAGATTCGAAGAAAATTTTAGAGAAGCAACGGGATTAGACCTTCCAAGCGATCCTGGTGCGATTACCATATTGTTCAATGGAAATTCTGGTTCTGAAAAAGTTCCATTAACAGGTTGGGTTATGGCACATAGATTTGGACATGTAGTTAAAGGATTGCCTTCTTGGCAGTATTATATTGGAGAAGTTGTAGAACTAACAAAAAGCATACTGAACGATTTATATTCAAAGACTGTTGATACTTTAAGGAAAGATGGAACAATTGGAAGAGGTTATAATTATAATTTTTCTGATCGTGATTCTTTAAAAGTTCAAGAAAAAATGATAACATTATTTTTTAATCAAATTGGTTCATTTAAGTCGGCTCGTGAAAATAAAATAAACAGATATTACGAATTCTTTTATGAGGTTTTTGCACAATATCTTATAACGGGTTCTGTTAAATTTAATCCATTAGATAAATCAATCATTATTGCCAATTTGCCATTCGGAAGAAAGCAAATGGCACATGCTGTTGATGATGATTTGGTCAATATGTGGAATCGAGATATGGAGATTTATGTATCAAATATTGAATCAAGAATTATAAATGTTTTGGAAGATTGTGTTGGAAAAACATTTTTGATGTAAATAACAATTGAATTCATATTGTTGATATAATAAACTATTAAGTACTAATTACTAGTATGCCTCGCCTTTTTATTACGCCAAGAGAAATCGATTTCATTAATGATATTTCGAAAGAAGTTATTAAAGATATAATTGGACAAAAGGTGTATTATTACCCAATTTCATTTGATAAAAGCAAAGTTGACGATGTTTATGAAGAGGCTATTGAGAAGATCTTTGAAAATCCAATTGAGATAAACTGCATTGTTGATTGGCAACCGCCGGACATTACAACAACAAAATTTGGACAAGATTCAATTTTGTCAATTAAAGTTTATATTCAGTCTCGTGATTTAATTCACAAAGAAATTGAAGTAAAGGATGGTGATTTCTTTTCGTATGGATCAGAATTTTTTGAAATAACAAGTGCTCGTACAATGAAAAACATTTACGGACAAGTTGAATATGGTGATGGAATTGAATTATTGGGTAGACAAGCAAGAAAAGATCTATTTTCAGAGAAGGCATTTGGTCCAACGAAAGAGTCCTTTAATGACCCAGAAGCTGTACAGAAAACATTTGTTCAACAAAGAGGATTTGACGAGAACAGAGAAGGAAAGACTGGGGACAAAAGAGATCTTGTTGATAATGGAGTTCTTGATGCACCCGACATTGATGAGCCAGCAGAAATTTCATCACGTGGGACATCAGGAAATTCTGGAAATGCTTTCTTTGGACAGTATGATGATGAAGATTTATAAAAATAATTTTAGTTCAATGTTTGGGTTAACATATTTATAATAGATGACCACACAAAAGGAAATGTCCAATCAGGACATTGGAAACAGAATACCTTCTGGGTATGAAGGCTCTAATGTTCCTGAAGATTTTTTCATTCCTTCTGTTGGAATCTATGATGTTGATAAAGCAATGAAAGATTTGTTTGATGTAGATAATATTATCTACGTTCAAACAAAGGATGCGGATAGTCATGAGTTTTATCAAAAGAAAGTGCCAGTTATATTGGCTACGGGGGAAAGATTTGTATTGCGTGAAAGACATACTCCGATTAGAGACAAGAATGGGGCATTGATTCTTCCGATTATATCAATCATAAGAACAGGGATTTCTCAAGCAAAAGAGAATATGGGTTCTGCCATTGGTCAAGACACTGGTGATTTTGTAATTAAAAAAAGACTAAGTTCAAGAGATCCGGCATATCAAAATATTATCAATAAAGCGGGACTAAAGAATCAAGACAATCTTCCATCTGGAAATCCAAATGGAACGGTTGATTCTAGAAGAAATAGGTTTATATCAAATGAAGGAAGATTATTTGAACCAGATTTAGGTAGAAACATATTTGAAGTTATAACAATTCCTTTTGGGATACGATATATGGCTTCGTATGATGTGACAATTTGGACAAGTTACCAAGGTCATATGAATGAGATTTTAGAAAAAATAATGACAAATTATGATGGTCAAGGAAGAACTTATAAATTAAGTCTTGATAAGGGATATTATTTTGTTGCTTATTTTGAAGATGACATTCAATCAGAAAATAATTTGGATGATTTTACGAATGATGCGAGGATTCACAAATATACTTTTAATGTAAAGGTACCAGCTTATTTGATTGCTAATAAGAATGGTGGAGATTCTGTTCCTTTTAGAAAGTTTTATTCGGCTCCACAAATATCATTTAGTTTTGTTGATGGAATTTTTGAAGAAAAGACGTCGAGAATTTCTCCAAGTGGAAAACATGAAGATTTTGTATTAAGTAATATTAATAACTTAAACGCCAAAGGAAATGAAATTAAAAGATTAAATGATTTATTTCAGAAGCGTATTATTCGTAACCCATTTTCTGGTGAAGAAGATGTAGAATTTGTAAAAATAAAAAGAAGAAATGCAAGAAAAGGTGAAACAACAATTAGTGCTAGGAAGCTTACAGATATTGAAATTCCGTAAATATGTAAAGATATGCGATTATGTGTTTTGTATATGTGGCTACTACTTATTATTAGTGTTGTAAACCCCCTTTTAGGGCAAGGAGCGTATTAGATGGCTGAGCAAACTTTCAGATCACCAAAATTTATAGACAGAGAAATTGATCTTACAGCTCGTCAAGAGGGACCAGTTGGTATACCAGCAGGTATTATTGGAACTGCTGACCGTGGTCCCGCATTTGTACCCGTAACTTTAGGTTCATTCGCTGATTTTGAATCTAGATTTGGTTCATTAAATCCAAAACACGTTGCTGGATATGCAATGGAAAGATGGTTGGCCAATAAGACAGCAGGAACCTTTATGAGAGTTCTTGGAGCTGGCGCAAATGATACAGTTGACGATATTGAAAAAACAAGAATTACAAATCAAGTTCGAAATGCTGGTTTTGTTGTAACGGGAACGGTGAGTGTGCCGGATGGCAGAAGTGTAGGTTCTACACAGTTTCTGGTTGCCAAACATACCACAACAACCAACGAAACTCTCGGTATGCCAATCTTTACCGACAATGACTCATTCACGGCAACAGCTGCTTCGGAAGACGCATATGTCGTAAGAGGTGTTTTATTTAGCACTTCTGGTTCAAGAGTTATGATATTGAATGGTGACGAAGCTGTCCCGACTGACTTGACTTTGTCTGATGACCTTGCAACTTTGGATTCAAATTCAAATTTCAAGATCGTTATTTCTTCATCTGTTGGAATTACCACACTTACAAGTTCACTCGATCCAGGCAGTTCCAACTATATTGGTAAAATACTTAATACAAATCCTGATAAATTTTCAACATTGAATCATCTTCTTTATTTAGATTTTTCTGTTGATGCAGAAGTTGCTGCAGTTTCAACTGATGCCGATTCTGTTGGTATCCTTTCTGGAACAAGAAATACTTCAGATAGTTCTGGAGATACTACGTTTGCATTTCAGGATGCTTATGGACATTTCGATACGAGATTCAAATCAGCGGTAACATCAAAAATTATTTCACAACCTTTTGGTACTTCAGAATTTGATTTATTTCATTTTGAAGCATTGGATGATGGTGCATGGCCCAATACGAAAGTTAAAATTTCCATTGCCAACATCCGTGGTTCAACTGACCCAAGCAATCCTTATGGATACTTTGAGGTTCAAGTAAGAGACTGGAATGATACAGATCAATCTCCTCAAATTCTTGAAAGATTTCCTAATTGTAATCTTGACCCAAGAGACGATAACTATATTGCTGCTAGAATCGGCGATAGAAAAATTCGTTATGCTTTCGATGCAGATAGTAATGAAGAGCGTAGAATTATTGACGAAGGAAGATATGATAATCGCTCAAGACTAATAAGAGTTGTTGTTGAGAATTCTGTTGAAAAAAGATTGGTTCCTGCGAAATCATTACCATTTGGATTTAGAGGACTAAATGTTCTTAAAACAACCGACAGTAACAGCGATGGAGGTCTTGGTGGTAACCTAAGACTTGGTGGTAGTGGATCAATCAGTCAATTATCATCTTCAATTGTTCCGCCATTACCGTATCGTTTCAAATTGACACGCGGTGCAGTTTCAACAACAGGTTTCGCTGGAAACCCAGGAACATCCGAAGAAGTTGATGGAAGACTTTATTGGGGCGCAAAACTAGAAAGAAATAAAGTTCCACTAAATTCTAATATAACTAAAGAAAAGAGTAATCTTTCTACAGCATATTCAAAAATGCATGGTTTGCTTGGATTAGATGTATTAGTTTCTGGTACCGCAGTTGATGATTTCAATGAAAATAAATTCACGTTAGCCAGAGTAGCTTTTTCTAATGGTACCGTAACAGAACTAACTGGCACAGCAGCAGATCATATTAAAGAAGCTGCCTACCTTAGAAATTCCAACCCAGATTCATCCGAATATAAAGTAAGTGATGCCATCCTTGGCTCACGAATAACATTGGGAACATTGATAAATCTTACATCTTCTGTTGATTTTAATAGATTTCAAGATTTCACAAAATTCACAACAATTATGTATGGTGGTTTTGATGGACTTAATATTCTTGATAAGAATGATGGTCTTATGAATGATAAGGCATCTAGTTCAGATACGGGCGGCAGCGCAGAGTTGGGAAGAGTATCTCCTGGACTTGCTTACAATCCCTCCGGTGAAGGTAAGTTGAATAACTCTGTTGTAAGTTATAGAACAGCAGCCAAGATTTTGACAGATCCGTTTACTCTTTCTTCTAACGGATTCTCTATCCCGTCTGTAAATCTTATTGCAGTACCAGGTATTAGAGACTCTTTTGTAACAGATTATGTTTCTGAAGAAACAAAGAACTTCTCATTGGCGATGTATGTTATGGACATACCTGCTTATGATCAAACCGGGATAAGATTGTTTGATGATAGTTCTGAACGACCAGCTGTTAGAAAGACGGCCGAACTGTTTGATGGAAGAGCAATTGACAACAATTATGTTGCAACATATTTTCCAGATATTGTAGCAGAAGATAATATCAATAATAGAAGAGTTGATTTGCCGGCATCTGTTGCAGCAATGGCTGCACTTGGATTCAACGATCGTGTTGCATTCCCATGGTTTGCGCCAGCTGGTTTCAATCGCGGTTCATTGGATTTTGTAACAAATATTGCGGTAAGATTGACGGCAGGAGACAGAGACATTCTTTATGATGCAAGAATTAATCCAATTGCAAACTTCCCCAATGAAGGATTTGTAATTTTTGGACAAAAGAATTTGCAACAATTACGTTCTGCTTTGGATCGAGTAAATGTTCGTCGTCTTCTTCTTACTGTAAAACGTATTGTAAGCGAAATCGGAAGAACAATTACATTCGATCAGAATCGACCAGCTGTACGTGCTCGTTTCGTAAGTCAAGCTGTGCCACGACTTGGTTTGATTCAGGCTCAATCTGGTATCGAAAGATTTGATGTTGTTATGGATGACAGAAATAACAGCCAAGAAGATATCGAGCAAAACAAAGTAAATGGAAGAATCGTAATTGTCCCAACAAGGGCAGTCGAATATATTGCAGTCGACTTTATTATCACAAATGCAGGTGTAAGTTTCGATGTTTAATTATCATATAACATATCTATTGATTAGAGACCCAGGAGAATCAAATGGCAGAATTGACATTTAAAAGTGCAGGCGTAACTGCAACCGAGATTGATCTAAGTGGACCCAGCGTTACTGGTCCAACCGGCACACCTGCAGGTATCATCGGGACAGCTACTCGTGGTCCCGCATTTGTACCCGTAACTCTTGCAAATCTCCAGAATTTTGAGGCAAAATTTGGAAAGTCAGATGGTGAAAAGTTTGGACCACTAGCTGCCGGACAATGGTTTAAAAATGCAAATGCTCTTGTGTATTTGAGAGTGCTAGGAGTTGGAAGAGGAGATCAAAGACTAACAACAGGTAACAATGCAGGAAGTGTAGAAAGTGCTGGTTTTGTTGTTGGAGAAGAACAACCTCGCGACTCAGGAAATTTTGGCGGCAATGTTTATGCTGTCAGTGAAGGTGAACCAGGCAGAACATATGTTATCGGTTGTTACATGAGTGAGTCAGCTGGTTCTGATGTATTTTCAGCGGCTGGCATTCAAAATAGTGATCAAGCACATCCAATAATTCGTGGAATTATCATGGCTGCTTCTGGTGTTATACCATTGTTATCTTCTAGCTTTGGAGGAAACTCAATTGCACCTGTTTCAACCGATCCAGCAACAGCTGGGACTGGATCACTTAAAGGACAAATTACAGGCTCGGTTGTGTTGCTCGACGGAGCAACAAGTAAGCAAGAATTTGTTTTACTTCTTAATGGTCATGTAGGATCTGATTCTTCATATCCGAATGTAATTACGGCATCTTTTGACTCAACAGCTCCCAACTATTTTGGTAATGTATTGAATAGTGATGTATCTAGCCTTCAAAAAGCTGGACATTACTTATATACACATTATGATATTCATTCTAGTGTTGCAGTTGTTACAGGAACATCATTATTGGACGATACTGGTGTATTGTCTGCTTCCACAGTAAATGAAGAATTAGCATTCATTACAACTTCTTCTTTGGGAAGAAATCTTGGAAGTTCTACTGTTCCCAACTTTGAAAACTTTGAAGATAGATTCAGTAGCCCAAGAACACCATATGTTACATCTCAAAGATTTGGTGGTGTACCTGTAAATCTATTTAGAATTCATGGTCTTTCTGACGGAGAAAGAGATGCACAAAGTTGGAAATTCTCAATTGAGAATATTACTCCATCGCAGAGTGAAGAAGATAAATTTGGTAGATTTGATCTTCTGATTAGAGATATAGCCGACACCGATGACAGCAAGAGAGTTATTGAATCATATAGAGGAGTAACACTTAATCCGTCTGACGAGAGATTCATCGGTAAAGCAATTGGTGATGAAAATAGATTCTTTGATTTTGATCGTCAAACTGGTTTGCAAAAACTTGTTGTTGATGGAAAATATCCAAATGTTTCTGGAAGAATTCGTGTAGAACTTTCTAGTGACGTTATGAATGGCGACGTTGAAGCAACAGCTTTGCCGTCTGGGTTTCGAGGAAAATCACACCTTATAACATCCGGCTCAGATCCACTTACTTCAATTGGAGGATTCTTTGTTGATGCTGCAACCGATGTTCTTAATCGTGCTATTGAAATGCCATTACCATTGCGTAAAAACATTGTAATTGGTGTGGATCCGAAGGACGTAGTCAATAGAAATCTTTATTGGGGCGTACAGTTCCAACAAATTAGTTCTGTAACTGAACCTAATAGAAGTGCTGCACAAGAAAAAACGATTCTTAGTTTTGCTAAATTCCTCCCAGATTTTATGACAACAAATCAAAACGTTGTTGCTGGAGACAATGAAGGAGTTGCCGATACTGCGGAAAATGGCATTCTTGATGCCGACAGATTTAACAATAATGCGTTTAGTCTTGAAAGAATTCAAGTTGTTACTGCTTCAAATGGTAGAGCAAATCTAAAAACTGTAGATCAATGGACATATGTTCGTGAAGGAAATATTGTTCCTGACGAAACTGCAAAAACAAGAGCATTAAGTATTGAAACAGATTTGGTACTTCCTGGCGTTCGTTCTCTATCTAAATTCTCCTTTTTTATGCAAGGTGGATTTGATGGTGTAAACAGTTTCAATTCAGCTGAATCTAGACTAGATAATAGAGCCATAATTGAAGAAATGAATTTTCTTGCTCGCGGACAAGACGAAGGTCCAACTGTTCGTGCATATAGAAAAGCTCTTGATGTAATGGGAGAGCCAAGTGAAGTTGACATCAATATTTTAGCAATTCCTGGTATTAGACATAGTGTTGTTACAGATGCAGCTGTATTATCTGTTGAAGGAAGATTTGATGCAATTTACCTTATGGACATTGAAGAAAGAGATACAGTCAATTCTGTTGTAACGTCATCTCTTCAAGAAATCAATGTTGCTAATACGGTAACCGATTTTGCCGGAAGAGCTTTAGATTCAAGTTTTGCGGCGGCATACTTCCCAGATATTATCGTTAGAGATCCCGTTACAAATACAAATGTCCGTGTTCCACCTTCCGTTGGTGTAATCGGAGCATTCGCTTTGAATGATAAAATTGGATTTCCATGGTTTGCACCGGCTGGTTTCACTCGTGGTGTCATGGCTGATGTTCCTAGATCAGCTGTAATGCTCAATAGAGATAATCTTGATGATCTTTATGATGTAGACATCAATCCTATTACAACTTTTCCTGGTGGACCTGGGGTCGTTGTGTGGGGCCAAAAGACCCTCCTTGCAACACAAAGTGCTTTGGATCGAGTTAATGTTCGTCGCCTTCTTCTTGAATTGCGTCGTCGTGTGAAAACTGTAGCTAATAGCTTCCTATTCGAACAAAATAGAGAAGATACTATCAATAGATTCTCATCTCGTGTAAATCCAATTCTTAGCAGAATCCAGGAACAATCTGGTGTTGATCGTTATCGCGTAAGAATCGATACAACAACAACAACACAAGCAGATATTGAAAACAATACAATCCGTGGAATTATCTATATCCAACCCACTAGAACTATTGAGTTCGTTGCCTTAGACTTTTTGGTAACAAACAATGGCGTAACGATATAAATTTCCACATTTAGAATATGAAAGATAATTAAAGTTATAAGGAGTAATAAAAAATGGTAGACGTCCTAGAAGTACAAGATATGTTAGCAAATACGTACGAACCTAAAAGAAAATTTAGGTGGCTATTAGCTATTGAAGGTATTGACTCATTCCTCTTAAAGAGTGCAGCAAGACCAACTATATCAACAGAAGAATTCACAATTGATTACATCAATGCTACAAGGTACCTCGCAGGTAAATATACATTTGGTGAATTGGCCGTAACATTGCATGATGCTATTGCACCATCCGGCGCACAGCAAGTTATGGAATGGATTCGCTTGGCGCATGAGCATGTGACTCAGCGTGGTGGTTATGCAGATTTTTACAAGCGTGATATTCAATTGAAAATGCTTGATCCTCTTGGAGCCGTCGTGGAACTTTGGGATCTCAAAGGCTGCTTTGTTAAAGAAGCAAACTTTGGTGAGCTTTCATATGATAATAACGAATCTGCAGATATTGCATTAACTTTAAGATTCGACTTAGCGGTACTTCAGTACTAATTTTTAGATTAGTACTGCCAAAACACCTGTTTATGTGTATAATGTAACAGGTGTTTTGTGCTTAAATGTCCCGAGTGTAAAAAAGAATATGATAATGAAATTTCTTTAAATCATCATTGGGTACGTGGACATAAATTACAATCTAAAGATTTATATAAATTTTTGAATGAAAATTATATAGTTTGTGCGTGCGGTTGTGGAGAAGAACCAAACTACAAAAGCATAACTAAAGGATTTAAACTATATGTTCATGGACATAATAAAAAACCTCCAATCGTATATGATAATGGCATTGAAAAATATTGTCCAAAATGTAAGAAGGTTTTATTATTAAGTAATTTTGGAATAAGAAACGATAAACAAAAATATCAATCTTATTGTAATGGTTGTTGTTTGAGATATAGGAATGAGCGAAGTTCTATAATAAATAAAAAATCTTCTGAGTGGTACTACAAGAATAAAAAGAGAGTATTTGCTAGGATGGCTTATCGTTTTAAAAATGATATTAGTTATCGCATTACACTAAATATGAGAAGATATGTTGGAGATAGAATAAGAAATAACATTATACCAGCTAAAAAATATTATAAAACAATGAAACTTCTTGATTGTTCAGTTGAGACATTAAAAGAACATTTGGAGAACAAATTTATAGATGGAATGAGCTGGAAAAATTATGGGCAAAAAGGTTGGCATATTGATCATATAGTTCCATGTTCAAGTTTTGATTTGAGAGACGTAGAGCAACAAAAGAAATGTTTTCACTATACAAACCTCCAACCTTTGTGGTGGTATGATAATATAAAAAAGGGCAATAAAATTATATGAGAAACATTAAGACAAAATTTATTATTGTTTAGATGCACTAAAGAAAAGTAAACATATTGATTTAGATAAAATTTTTATAGAATTAGATTTATTAGTTTTTCATGGAGAAGATGCAGTTACACATTATGAAGATACCATCGAAGGAATAAAAAAGAAATAAATTAGTTTAACAGTTTGTTGAATGTATTTATTGGTGGATCCAATGGATTCATTTCTTTTTCTTTTTCCTTGGGCACGTCATGTGCCCATTTTTTTCCAAATTTTCATCTTTCCTAGTATTTATTATTGAAGGCTTTAACAAGCTGTAAAAATAGCTTATTTTAATAATAGGCAATATACGAGGAAAAGTATGGAAGAAACCAAAGACGTAACTGAGGCAAAGACACCGGATCAAAGAACGGGAAATCAAGTCTTCAACCCAGCCCAAGGAAATGTATCATTTAAACCTGTTGATGATGTGCCGTACGAGACAGTACCACTGCCGTCAAGAGGTTCAATTTATCCTGAAGGAAGTGCACTACATTGCGAAGAAAGAATAGACATTCGGGTCATGACAGCGAGAGAGGAAGATATTCTTACTTCTCAGGCTTTGATCAAAAGAGGAACAGTTTTAACTGAATTGTTGAGATCATGTATTATGAATCCGAATATTGATGTTAATGAAATGATAGCTGGAGACAGAAATGCTATTATGGTTGCATTGAGAATTACTGGGTATGGCGCAGATTATCCGGCAGAAATTGAGTGTTCTTCATGTAGTCATCGTTATGAACATGATTTTGATTTATCAAGGCTTGGAATTAAGAGATTAGAAATTGAGCCTGCTGGATTGGGACAGAATCTTTTTGGATTTAAGTTGCCGATGAGTGAGACAAATGTTTTATTTAAATTTCTTACAGGACAGGATCAGGAAGAGATAGAGATTATCCAGGACAAGATGAAAAGGCTTGGAAATTTACGTGACAGCTTTGTAACGACAAAATTGAAGGCTTGCATCATGGAGATTGATGGAGTAGAAGATAAGGCACAAATTTCAAGATTTGTTGATCGTATGAGAGCTGGAGACTCCAAGGCATTAAGAAGATATATGGATAAGAATGAGCCTGGAATTCTTATGAGACAAGACGCATCTTGCCCCGCATGCGGATATACCGAAGAGGTGGGTATGCCGCTAGGGCCGCAGTTCTTTTGGCCTGAATAGTAAAGACATATATCTAAAACAAATATTTTACTTGATGTATTATGGTGGTTTCACCTATTCCGAATCAAGATTTTTACCAGTCAATTTGAGAAAGTATTTTCTTAATGAGATTACCAAAGAACTTAAGAGACAGAATGGAAAATCTGCTGAAGATGATATGGATAGACCACTTAGTAAAGAGCAAAAAGAGATTATTCGTTATAAGACAATGCAAGTTAATCCCGAGCGGGCTCGACCTGAAAGTTATAACCCAAACTATCAATCGGACAAAAAAGCACCAGATAATGATGTTGGAATTAGCGAATCTAGGTCACCGGCACAAAACACTCCCGACATTAGGGCATTGCAGGGAAAAGAAAGAACCAATATTCCAACAAGACTTTTAAGATATAAAGGTCCATAAATCTTCGTTTTTTTGTCAGTTGTGATATTTAGTTATGGAATGTTTCTATTAAATGGCTGATGTTGACAATATAGGAATCCAACAACAATTAAATAAATTGTTGGAGGATAGGAAAAATACAGTTGCTGACACAACAAAACTGATGCGCCAACAAGCATCAGTTGCAAGAGAACTTGTTAATTCTTTATCTGAAGCCACAATTAAAGACGAAACAGCAAGAAAAGCTAATGATTTAAAAACTTCTTTAACTGAAGCAAGTAAAGAAGCTCGAAACTTTTCCGAACAGAACATAGAACTTAATCAATCGATCCAGGATGGGTTTGATGGATATGATGATGGGTTTGAAAGTTTAATTGCACAATATGGAAAGTCAACCAAGAAAGCTTCTGTTTGGGGGTCTGCAACTACAGGTTTTATATCCGGTATTGGTTTTGGATTTAACATTCTTAAGGAGGGACTGACAAGTATTCTTGGGCTGACAGCAACAGTAGCTCAGGGTATGTTTAGTATTGGCACGGCAATTTTATCAATTCCATTTAAGATCTTTAACGCATTTGTTGACGTGGCTAATAGAATGCGCGGCGCGCCGTTGCTTGCCATTGAGTTTGAAGCAACAAGAAAAAGTTTTGGTGATTTTGGTGAAGATCTTTCAAAGAACGTCATTGGAGGTTATCGAAATTTGCGTGGCGAACTTGCTAAGACGGGACTTTCATCGTTTCGTGTTCTTGGATTTATGTATGAGAGATTGAAGTTTGTTCGTGAACAATTTGAAGCTTTAGGGCCACTTGCCGAGGAATTTGGAGATGAGATAAGTAGACAATCTGATTACTTTGCTGCATATCAAAAAGGTCTTGGATTGTCTGGTGAGATGATGAAGAGTCTTGCTCAGACAACGCAAGGATCTGGAAAGACTTTTGATGAAACGTTAAGAACTGCTACCAACTTCACAACAACGCTTGGTAAACAATTTGGAATATCCCAGAAGGTTATTGGTTATGATATTGGTGAAATGTCGCAAGATCTCAAGATGTTTGGATCTGTTGGTATTCGTGAAATGGCTCAATTGTCTGTATATGCCAGAAAATTGGGAGCAGATTTCAAGAGCCTCCTTGGTGTTGTTGATAAGTTTGATAATTTTGAAGATGCTGCCGATTCTGCAGCACGTCTTGCTCAGGCGTTTGGAATGAATGTTGATGTTATGGGTATGCTTGCAGAACAAGATCCTGCAGCTCGTGTTGATCAATTAAGAAAATCATTTTATCAAACCGGAAAAGACATTACAAAACTAACACGCCAAGAAAGAAATTATCTTGCTGAGACTGCAGGCATTGAAGATCAGGCATTAAATACTGTATTTGCTCTTGATAAACAGGGAACATCTTATGATGATATTAAAAAATCTGGAGAACTTGCTGAGAAGCAGCAAATTTCTCAAGCAGAAGCCACGAAGAGATTATCTGATTCTATTGAAAGAATGATCAAACAGGGCAATAGGCAAGGTGGTTTCTATGATAGATTTGTGATGGGATTTAAACGCGGTATACGTTGGACCAAAGAGTTCTGGGGAATCATGCGCAACATTCGAAGAAGTCTTTGGGCTGCTGAAATTGCTGGTCGTCGTGTTGGTCGCATGTTTGTGAAAGAGTTTCCAGGCGTCAAGAAGTTTCTTCAAGGTGTTCGCGAATTCTTTAATCCACATAAATTTAGGATAATGGCGAATGGCGTTGTAAAGGCTTTTGGTAAATTTTTCAAAGATTTAGGGAACCCAGCAACGGCAGAAAAAGCATTGGGAAATCTTCTTAAATCTTTAAATAAAGTTTTTTTTGGTATGGTTGGATCTCAAGAGTCTGCATTGAGTAAAATTATTAGTGGATTTAAAACTGGATTTAAGGCCGTTGGTCAAGTTATTCTTTCTGGAATTAAGATAGCAATTGAATATGTTGGCAAATTTTTTGAAGCAATGGCCGACTATGCTAGTTCCGACAAGTCATTCATTGATGCAATATCTGGAATTTTTGATGATTCGATGACGGCTGGTGCCGGCATTTTTAATGATATTTGGGATATTATCGTTAAGCAGCTTGGACCCGCATCAACTAAGCTTGGTAAGTCTTTTATGAAGTTGTTTGATGTTGTTTGGGGAAAGGTTACTACATGGTTCAATTCCATTGATTGGGGTAAGCTTTTTATGGGGGCAGCAAAGAGTAAAGCTGGTCTTGCACTTATTGGTATTTTATTTGGTCCTGCGTTTCTCAAGGGGGCAATTGGTGCACTAGGCGCTGCTTTAACTTCTTCTTTAGGTGGTGCATTTAAATTAGTAGGTGGAGAATTAGCCAAAATTGCTGGTAACTCTATTAGTAAATTATTTAAAGGAAAAAACATTTTCAGTAAAGCAGGATCTTCATTAGGAAAATTCGCTGGACCTGCTTTGTTTCTTACTGCTGCGGTGGGAATTAGTAAAGGATTGAAAATTTATGAATCCAAGATCGATAAATCTTTTAAAGGAACTGAGCGTAAAATTGGAGCTGCTGCGGCAGGAGTTCTTGATACCTTTACCTTAGGTCTATTACCACCAGGATTATATGCTTCATTTGGAAATATATCTGCAAAAATATCAAACATGTTTTTCCAAGCGCTAACAAAAGCATTTGGGAAAAGTTTTTCAACATCATATCAAAATGTATTTGGTGAATGGCTGGATTTTATGGGTTCATTGGGAGATCTAATTGGTGCCATTTTTGATGGCGAAAGCTCTAAAATTGAAGAAACAGCTAATAAGTTTGGATATAATTTATTGGGATATTTGTGGACAGCAACTAAATTCGTATTTACAGAATTGCCAATAGGTATTGCAACCTTTATTTGGCGCGCTGCAAAAACAATTATTATTACTTTTGGGAGTGCATTATTAGGTCTTGGAAAAACAGTGGTGACAACATTTAAGGATGCATGGGCTGGGGCTGAAGGGGCTTTTTCTTGGGATAATGCCAAAAAAATTGGACTAAAAATTGTTGATGGAGTCTTGGCCGGACTAAAAGGTCTTGGCACTGCCGTAGTGGACAAATTTGTAGAAGCTAAAGATTGGGTGTTTGATGCACTTGAAGTTAATTCTCCATCAAAAGTTTTTATGAGATTAGGCAAAGGGATCATGGATGGATTGAAAGAAGGAGTTGAAAAAGAAGCTCCTTCCAATTGGTTGTCGGACGTATTTAGAAATATGCTTGGAAAGGCAGAAGTTGTCATTGAAGAAATGAAAAAATCTGGCAAAATCGTTGAAAAAGAAACTAAAGATATTGCAAATAATGATATTTTTTCATCGATTGAAGAAGCAAATTTGATTTCTCCTTCAAAAATAAAAAAGATTGAAAGAAATCTTAAAGAAGCTAAGAAACTTTTCCTTAAAGAGGGTGGAATTCGATATCTCATGGAAGAAATTATGAGTTCATTTGATGGATTTAAATCAAAAAAGTTTATGAAAGTTGCTGAAAATATTCAGCTTTTAGCTAGTGTTCCTAATGCTCTTTATGAAGTTTCCAAACAAAAAATTAATGGGAAAAAAGTAATAAGTAATATTGCAGCAACAAAAGTTGGTCTTATAGAATTAGTTAAATTAGGTTTGGTTGCTGGACCTATGATAGCATTAGTGGGACCACAGATTAAAATGATTGAAAATGATTTAGGAAGTTTACGAGCTATTCCTGATGTTATTTCAGAAATTTCTGAATCCAATATTAGTGTTGATAAAATAAAAAACTTTGGAAAAGGATTTGCGGAATTTGATAAATTGCTTTCTGAGAATAAAATATCATTTTCACCAAAAGCAATTGGTGCATTGTCTGCATTGGTTCCTCAGTCGATTATGGCTAATATGGGATTGCAAAGCATTAGTAGCATTGTGTCAAGTTTTGATACTTTAACTGATGAAATGTCTGGGTTCACCACAAAGGGTCGCGCTGCTAATTTGCCAGTTGTCCGTGGTATAAAACAGTTAGTTGCTGCTTCTAATGCTATAAATAAAGAACTGTCTTCTATAGAAAAAATTGATATAAAAACTAAAGTTGAAAATCTTGGTAAGGTTCTTGGACTTAAGGGAACAAATAAAATCCAAATAGAACATAAAAACTTCAATGTAAATGTTGGAGTTACTGTTAAGCTTGATCCAACAGATTTAGCAGAAGCAATTCTCGATACGAAGATGGTTATGAAATCAACATATAAGTAATTGGTGAAATTATGAAATTATTAGACAAACTAAAAGAAGATAAACATTATAAAAAAGTCATGGAAACAGTTTCAGAATCTGAACAAGAAGGGATTACTAAAGTTATGGAAGAATTCCTTGGTCCATGGGAGAAGGAATTACGTGCTCTTGAAGAAAAAATTAAAGAGGATCCAGAATTTGCAAAAACATTGGGACAAGAAGTATCCAAGTTGTATTCGCAGATGATAGATATTACTAAGAAGTAAATGGCAAATATAGATAAAAATACGCATGTTGATCCAGTTATTGATGGTTCTGGTCCAGATGGAACATTTCAAGAGCTTGATGATTTAAAAGAAGAAGTTCTTGAAACATTTGCTGATTTTTTGTTTTGCTTAACTTCGGATGGACAAAATGGCAATAGATTCAGACTTTCTCCCGGATTAGAAAAAGTATCGACACATGATTCTAATGGAGATCCAGCAGCTTTAGATTTAAATGCAAAAGGGTCAGAAAATCCTTTTGCACCAGCAAGTCAAAATCCATCATTGGTTCGACATTCTGATAGTGGTCAAATTTTCCAACCCAGTATTGGTTCATTTCTCACTAAAGGAAAGTCAGACACGATTTTAAAAGACGTCGCAGGTTTAACTGATACGTCTGGTAAATCTCAACCGTCTCCGGTTCCTGTTGCACAAATTTTGTCAGGACAATCTGGTCCAATTATTGAAGCCATTGATACGGCTCTTGACAATAATAGATTTTCTCCTGGTCCCCGCGGAGCTTATGCTGGCTCAAACAATATCCAAACACTAAACCCAGCGATTGGGAAACTTGAAGATAGAACGAGTAAAGAAGTTAGAACTGTTGCTCGTACTCAATCTGATTTTGGTCGCCATAGAACGGACGGCATGGATATTGAGATGGAAGACTTGAAAAAAATTGCTGAATCTTTGGCATTACGAAGTGCGAGAGAGATTAAAGCAGCACAAACTGGAGATCCAAGAAGCGCGGCTGTTGGAGCTGCTGCACTTATCCCCGGAGCTTCACAAATTGCATTGTTGAAAGTTGATACAAATGAAGTACAAGCTTCTCGTGTAATGGAAGAAAATTTCAATTATCCCCCAAAGCCTCACTCAGAAATTGAAAGCATAACAAATCAAGGAAACAAATCTTGGGGACAGCTAAACACACAACTGGAACCTTATGGTGGTTTTCTACCGATTGGCATGACGGGATTGGCTGTTGTATTAACTGTTGGCATTCGATTAATTGTTTCGGGATTACTTGGTTTTCTTGGTCTTATTGTAAAAGAAAAAGGATTTCATATTCCTCACCGTGGACCATTTCCTATTGGACAATATGGAAAGCCAAGCACGCCTGGTGCCTTATTCTCATTGAAGATGATAGGAATTCAAGATACAGAACAAGATTTTTTATCTGCAGTATCTGAAGGTGTTGATGTTTTCTTTGCTTTTGATGGTACAAACTTTAAGCGCGTTGTGCGCGAACCACAATTTTATGTTATATTTGTTCGCAATATTGTTAGAAGTGCGAATACCATCGTAAATGAAATTCGCGATGTATTTTCAAGTAATCAAAATCCATTAGCTGCAGCGCAAGCATTTATTGGATTGATTGATATTTTGAAATCATCTAAAGTTATTGCTTTTTTAAATATTATGGCTCAACTTGGCGATCGTTCATTAGCGAAACAATCATTGGGATTTAGTGCGGGAGCAAAGCGTGTTTCACAAATTGAAAATTTGGCGATTAACCCAGCAACAAATGTTATGAGAATTCGTAATAGAAGATCTGGATTAAGATCTGGAATGAATCAAGATGCATCATTGTCTAAATTTTTATTCCCGTCGGAGATACTAAAAGCAGCAGAAATGCTTGGTAATTCTGGGATAAAGAAAGGTTTGGCTGGCATGCCAGAAAACCATGTTGCTTCCAACGAAAAAGATATAACAGAAAATGGGAGAATAAAATCAGAAATTGTTGAAAAGGTTGAGACAAGTCTTGATTCTGAATATGTTCCATTTTATTTTCATGATTTAAGAACAAATGAAATTATATCTTTTCATGCCTTTTTGAGCAACTTGGAAGACAATTATTCTCCACAATACGAATCAACACAGGCGTATGGGAGAATTGACAATGTCAGAACATATGCGAGCACAGAACGAACAATAACTTTATCTTTTAATATTGTTGCAACGAACAAAGAGAGTTTTGATTTGATGTGGTGGAAAATTAATAAAATTACATCAATGGTTTATCCGTCATGGACAGAAGGTCGTGCGATTGAATCGGGAGATGGTAAATTTATTCAACCGTTTTCTCAATTGCCTGCTTCAACTCCTTTGATTCGATTGAGGGTTGGAGATATTATAAGAAGCAATTATTCTAAATTTGCTTTACAAAGATTATTTGGTGCTGGTACGGATAAATTTAATCTTATTGATGACTCACTTGTTAAGAGTGAATCATTTTTAAGTGCAGAAGCAGGATTTATTGCAAATACGAGAGACAGAATGCTAAGAAACCCAGCGATCACAGGAGATCCTATGGATGGTTATTTGGCAAAAAAAGCTATTCTTTTACCAAACGTTATAGGATATCCTGCAGCACCGACGGCATTGGGTGCCGCTAAGCGTGCTGCTGCTTTATTATTGGGCAAAGCGAATATAAAAAAGAGATTGATTATTACGACAAGTACAAAAGTTAAAGTTTCTCCTGCGATAGGTTCACCAACAAAAAAAAATCCCAAAGCAACAAATGTGGGAGGATATGGTGAACATGGAATAGCTTATTATACTGTAGAAGTTGATGATGATGGTGGGGGAGTTCCAGACGAAATGAAAGGCTCATTTATTGTTACTCATGATGATTTGGTACCAGATCCAGAAACAGTATTGGATCTTTCAACAGTTCCGTCTCCACCTACAACACCCAATCCATCTAAGCCTTCTCCATTTTCATCAGGAGAAAATGCAATTGTGCGGTCTTTTGAATCGGTGAAGGGGAAAGGTCTTGGTGGAGTTATAACGGGATTAACATATACGGAACTAGCTTCGCCACAGATCGTATGGGAAACAAGTGATTTTGGTTCTCGTGCACCAAAAATGATAAAAGTCAATATGACGTTTGCTGTAATTCACGATATTGCACCAGGAATTGATCATAAAGGATTTATGCGTGCGATTCAATATCCCGTTGGAAGAATTGCTCACACAATTAATGGAGATACTTATGATTCATCTGAGGAAAGAAATTCAGAATCAACTTTCAATAAAAATCATCGTGATGCAAGTCGAACATTAAGAAACGAAAACAAAAAAGGAGATTAAATGGGAATTAGAAGATATGCACGTTCTCCTGTTATAGGAGTAAATTTTCAATATGGCACTTCTCGTGCAATTAAGGCCGTTCGTGATGGTATCGCAAATGGAACAATTCGCTTTAAACAAACCATTCTAAAGGATGGCCAAAGATTAGACACCATTGCTGGAGAAGCTTATGGAGATGGACGTGATGGTTGGATTATAGCAGCAGCTTCTGGAATAGGTTGGGCTATGCAAGTTCCTCCGGGGACAATAATTAATATTCCCAATAGGGAAGATGTAAAAAGTTTTGTGGGTTAATTTATGGCTATTTCTAAATTAGATACGGCTACAGCTGGTTTGTTAAAATGGTATCAACTATTTTCGTTGGAGGATATGGTTGTTGGCGGTATCGCTGGGTTATCAACTAACGAAGCTAATGCGGCACTAAATAATATTGGAGATTTTTTAAAAAATTCTAGCATAACAGAAGACAATATTAAAAAAAGTGCAATTATTAAAGAAATAAGTTCGGCGATAATTGAAACACAAAAGGGATCAGTTATTTCTTCTGCATTGCTTAAGAAATTTATTGGAATTACCAAGGAAGCATCAGGAAAAAGATTAGATGTTCCAATAACTTCTTTTTTTGTTGGTGCAGATGAAAATTCTGATTTCAATATGGATAACAACCCAGGAATTGTAGAGATTTTAGGAATTTCAAATGATGATGGAATCAATCAATCGGTAGACAAACCAACAAAAGCATCTCCAACAGTTTCTGTACATTTGGTTCATTCAAAAAGAATATCTTTATCAAATAAAAATCCAAATGCTCTCTCTATCTTTTTGAATGCAATTCCTTCGATCGAGTGGTCAAGAGCTGTGCCTTTTATTAGGATAAAATTTCAATTTCAGAGACCAGCATTGTCTTCCGACGGACATGTTTCAACACCTTCTGTTCTTAAATTTCTTGATGGTTCTAGAAATCTGAGTGATACTACTGGTTTTGATTTTAAGTTACAAACTGGTCGTTCTCCTGAACAAGAATTTGAATTTAGTGGAGATGATGGTAGCCCCATTGGTGAAGCAGGGTCAGAATTATTTATGATGCCACAAACTCTTGTTAATCCTGATTCGGATGATGGTGACAGTTTTAGGGCAGCTCCTGTTATTGATAAATTTAGACCATTAGCTTCATTGAAAAGTTTTACTGTTGATGTTGTTCCAGCTGCTGGAATTATTGCTTATAGAACTGCAAAACTTTCTTTTATTCTTCATGATCGAACAAGACTAAATGAAATGGCTGATTTTCTAAAATCTGGTTTATATAATCATACAGAGATTCTTATAGAGTATGGTTGGCAACATCCAGATGATGATAGTCCATTTGGAAACTTCATAAATGCTTTGCGAACTAAAGATAAATACCAGATAAAAAATAATCATTTTAAAATTAAAAATAATGGAGAAGTAGATATTGATTTGGATTTATTCACTAAAGGGGCTCTTGATCTTTACACTAGTAAAATAGCCGATAGTCCCAATATTGTTGAGAAAGGCAATATTGTTCTTAAGTTGCAAGAAAAAATAGGAGATCTTTCAAGACAGTTTTTTAAGGCTGCTAATCAATCAAATCTTATAAAAGAAGTTCGTGGACAACAGATTTTCAGTACGGCATCTGATCATAGTTCGAATTTGTTACTTTCCAAAGATCTAAAAAGAGAATTAGCAAAAACATTATCTTCATTGAACAAATCTCCTGTGAGCGAAAATGCTAAAGAGTTGCGTAAAGCTTTAGTAGATCTTTATGGTTCAAAGAAAAAAAATGAACCTGGAGCAGCAAAAAATTTTGGCACATCTATTTCAGAGGTGATTAATGCCAAAATGAAAATAATTACAGGAAAAACGAAAGACAGTAATCGCGGAACGCCGGATCCTTTTATTGATAGTTTTATCAAGTTGGTAGCGAACGCTAAAGAAAAAGGAAATATTAAGAACATTATTGAGAGAGGAGATGACAAGCGAAAATTTGTAAGCTTAGCAAAACTTATGCTTTTATTTGTTGTACAACCTTTGGTAGAAACTAATAAGTTTGATGATATACAATTAATATTTCATCCCTTTAATGATAATGCAGGTCCAGCAAGAGAGTTAAATATTGGAAATTTTCCTATTGATATAGGAACTTTTCAAAAAAATTATGATCGTGTTGCCAAATTAAGAAGAACAGCAAATTTGTCTTTGCGTGAATTTCTTAATTTTATATCAAATAAATATTTGGAAGATATCTCCAATCCTGTTTATGGTTTGCGTGATCTTTATCGATACGAAACAAACAAAGAGACAAAAGAAATACAAGTTCTTGTTAATAAAAGTTTAGCGAATGATATAACGGCATTATCTCAGAGGGTCGAAAACAATATGAGGGCTGCCAATGTTCCTGATGGTAATTTCAAATTACCACAAGTTGATATTTATATTGAGGCCGTATCAGGAGTTCCAAGCACTGAAGGACAAAGTGAAGATGCCTTTGAAGGATTGACTATTTTAAAAATTCATGTATTTGATAAACATGCCACTGCGTTTGCTGCTCAGAGCGATTTCTTAAGTGCTCAAAGAGATGATGCCATTAGAACATTGGGGAAAGCAGCAAATAGTGTTGTACAAGGTGAAACGACTTCTACTGATCTTCAAGTTCTGGTTGACAATGCTGGAAGAGATGGTGCAAACCTAATTGAAAGAATTGAAGATGAAGATGGAGAGAGTGAGGTTTATTCTTTCATTGGTGGTCCAAAAGAAGTCAAGAATTTCATATCAAAGACAATGCCGACTATGGTTTTTGGTGCATCCAATACAGCAGTTCTTGACGCTGGACTTGAAACGATTCAGGATCAAAAATTATCTACAATTAATATGATTAATTCTGGAGATAGAGGAGACTTAACGCCTCAAGGTGCCGCAACGAACGGACTACCAATTCGTGTTTTTCCAGCTCAATTAAATATGAGAAGTTTTGGTTGTCCGATTATGGAATTCACACAGACTCTATTTTGCGATTTTCAAACAAATACATCAATTGACAATATTTATGCTGCAACTAAAATTCAGCATGTGCTTGAACCGGGCAAATTTGTCACATCTACAACGATGACGCCATTGGATGCATATGGCCAATATCAAAATATTGCTTCAACGATTGGTGCTGCTATTACTAAGCTTGGCGGATACATCAAGATAACTGATGAGTAAAAATTGAATGAGATCTAATAAACTTGAGCATGGAATTTTATCTCCATGGCTCTCACATTGGTAATGAAAAACATATTCATTATAATGGAAAGATTAATTGGACTGATATTATCCCAGATAATTCTTTATCCTTTGATGAGTTGAAAATTGCTCTTTATTTATCAGGAAAGCCAATTGATATTCAACCGCCAGATAATTGGTTAAAATCTATGCGCTCTCTAACGCTTCAGGAAAAGTTACCTTGGCATAAGATTATGCCACATGACCAGTACGAGGAATTCGTAGAAAAGTCTGTAAATAAAATACAGGAGGCTCTAAAGGACAATCATTTGTCCTACTATAAGAATGTATTCAATAAGGCTTCTCATGTTCTTGATTTATTGAAGCCAGCAAAAATTCACAAGAAGAAATTTAATTTTTTGATAGGTAAGAATATTGCCGGAATAAACGAATCTGTCATAAGGAGTTTTGAACCGAACGAGAAAGGATATGCAAATGGAGTTATATACGATCAATTGAGTTCCTTATCTGGTAGATTCACAGTAAAGAGCGGCCCACAAATCTTATTATTGAATAAGGAATTAAAATCAATAATAAGATCAAGACACAAGAGTGGAGGAATATATAGCTTTGACTATGTTAGTTTAGAGCCGAGGATAGCTTTGATGTTGTCTGGAAAGGTTCCTTCTTATGATATATATTCTGAAATAAATGAAGAGATTTTTTCAGGAAGCTTGACTCGTGACGCTGTTAAGTTGGCTTGTTTATCTGTTCTTTATGGTTCTGGTGCTGACAATCTTCACAAGGGCACAGGAATTAGTTTATCTGAATGTAGGAATATAATTCTGCCACAGATTAAGAAGTATTTTGATATCCATAATATATCGAGAAAGCTTGTTAATACATTTAAAAAATATGGATTGATTTGGAATTATTTTGGTAGGGCGATATATCCAAAAGATGGTGCCTCTTACAAGCTCTATAATCATTATATACAAAGCACGGCGGTTGATGCGGCTTTGCTTGGGTTTTATAATATTCTTATAAATTTGCCTGAGTTGATTCCATTGTTTGTTATTCATGATAATATCATTTTTGATTTAGAAAATGAGGATTTGATTGAAAAAATTAAAGAACATGGTTCAAAAATTTATAAGTTTGAAAATAAACTCCCTTTGGAATGTTGTAAGATATAATATGAAATTTGATCAAATCATGGAAAAAGTTGACATTAAAGATTATAATTCAGATTTTGAATGTTTGATATTCAACATTGATGATGAACAAAAAAATAAATATTCAAATGGAAACAAATATTGGCGACGCAATAATAAACTTCATAGAACCGATGGGCCAGCGGTTGAATGTTCAGATGGAAATAAACATTGGTATTTTAATGGAAAACTTCATAGAACCGATGGACCTGCGATTGAATGGGCAAGTGGAAATAAACATTGGTATTTGAATGGAAATCTTCACAGGGCGGATGGACCTGCGATTGAATGTTCAGATGGATACAAAAGTTGGCATTTGAATGGAAAATTTCATAGGGCGGATGGACCTGCGATTGAATGGGCAAGTGGAAATAAACATTGGTATTTGAATGGAAATCTTCACAGGGCGGATGGACCTGCGATTGAATGTTCAGATGGATACAAAAGTTGG